TAATAAACTGTCCTATGATAGCTCCGAGAGCGATCTTATAGATAAGAGGTATAAATTTTACTTTTACTACCTCCCTGTTATTAATTTCTTGAAACATATTGTGCCACAGGTAGCTTTCCCGGATAGCACTATCAAGTTTGATTTGTAGATTTCCAGACTGAGTCAATAGAGTCTTTAAGTAATTACCTTCGATCCATGATTTGGATTCTGCAAACGCTGTCTTTACTATTAAAGTATCGGGCTTGTAATTGACAGGAACTTCAACAGGAATAAAGACTGAATCAATAATAGCCTCGCCGGGGATATCTACAAAAATAGTCGTGTCACGAATAACTAAGGAATCCCGGACAGTCTCGTTAACAACAGTATCGACCGATGAAATCGGAGGGTACAAGCGCAGGCATCGCTTCTTCGTTGTGAAACACCCCGACAGCGAGACTAAAATAATTAATAAACATAATCTGATCATAATACATGAAGTTGAAATGTGTCCGGCATTATCTTTAATAACATCTGTAAAGCCTTATTACTATCTATGATATCAATATATCCGTCTTTATTTACATCCTCATAAGAGAACCCGACCAAAGTACATCCTGCACTATGTGGCTTCTTTATGACAATATATGTTCCTGCATGGAATAATATCCCTGATCTTCCCGGAACATTCTGTACTAGAAAACTCCATTTACCATTCGGTCTCTTATATTTTTTTACCGGATAAATCCCGGGAGGATAACAACTGATATTCCTCTGATTATTCTTATACGGCAATTCCAGAGTAATACAATTAAAAAATGAATGATCTCCGTCAAATACATAAAGACATCCGCTTGTCTGCTTTTCCCTATATGTCCGACTCAAAACCCATTTCATTTCGGATTGATTTTAAATAGTCCTCCTGTGATACCTTCGATTAATGTATCTTTTGCTGCTAAGAAAACCCATCCTAAAAGAATAAGGCTTAATCCTCCAAATGTGTCAACCTTTCCAGCGTACCACATAAACAGTCCAAATGCGAATATTATAATTCCCATGACTGTTGTTTTCCAGTTTTTAAATCTTTTATTCATTCTTCTAATGTTTGTGATTTTGCACTCCGGGTAATATTCGTTCTCCCTCCCCAATGTTGAATAAGATTATTCAGCATTGTTTTTTGAAATACAGTATATTTATCATTGATATCTTTAATCTTTTCTCCATCTCCATTTATAGTAGCAACAATTTCTTCCGTCTGATATGTCATGTTTTGATACATCCCCTCAAGAAACCATGTAGGGACATAATCCTTACCGAGAAAATCCATTTGTTTCTGAATCGTAATTATTGTTTCTGACTGAGTTTTTACGTTTGCCTTTAACGATCCAAATATTGTTAACTGTGCTACAAACACAGAAGCCATGACTCCCAATATCCACTGAAAGGCACGGTTTGTCTTATTGAGGCTTTTTAAAGCTGCTGTTGTTTCGTCACTCATGATTATTTTATTAGGTATTCTTTGAAAGCCGAAAAGTCCCATACGTCAATATCAAGTGAATCTTCTAAACAAGCAAATAATCTGCCATTTATATTATTGTCTATTGCGGTATATCCAGCTGATATAGGTTTCCATAGCTGATGAACATTGCCCCAATTTATTAAATCCTCACTTATTCTTAACCGAATATCTTTACGGGTTGCCCAATAATACGGAGACGCCATAAAATAACGGGTTCTCCCTCGATATATATATTTAATAAGTGACGTCTGGCATGATATTTCAAGGTATTTTTTATCGTATGCTGATTGAATCCATGTTGCACCCAAGTCATTAGTTGTATATACCCGGTAATACTTACTAAAATTCCTGCTCTTTAAAAATATTTTTCCCGGCTCATATTCGACGATCGTAGCCTCGTCTGTGAATTGCTCGATCATACTTGTTTTTTGCCAAGTTGCTCCGTTATCTGTTGAATAAATTAAAAACGACCTGATCCCCCAATCTGTTCCTCCCTCTGTCTCATTCGCTGAATATCTGTGATCTAAACAAGGAACAACCAAAGTACCATTCTCCATAATAATTCCGTTCGTAGAGGGTGATGGACTCATCATATTAGTTTCGGGATTCTTTAAGGCGTTAAGATTATTCCACGCTGACCAAGTTGCCCCATCATCATCCGAATATATATATCCAAAATCTGATTGCATTAATAAAGGATCATGGATATATCCGTAATAAGTAAGATATGTTTCATCGTCGATCTTCGTAGCAAACATATATATCCGACTCCCCACTTTTAGAGTAGTGCAATTCACTACTCTTGAGCCATGCGCTTGAGTTGTTAAATACACCCCATTATTAGGGATAAGGATTGAACCTGCTGACCAACTAATGCCAAAGTCTGTTGATTTCTTATAGACAATATCGCCAATCGCAAAATCAGATGAGGTTTCCCTTCCCTCACATCCGCACATTAATGTATTAGTATTGGTAATTAAAATAAAAGGAATTCGGAATCGCCTACCGGGATAATCAACATCCCTTTGAAATACTGTTATCAAATTAATGCTTGATTTATCGACTTGAGTCTCGATGTATGGAGTGACACTTTTATTAATCGAGTGCATATATTTCTCAAATGCCTTGATTGTGATAAGGTATTCTGATTCCGTAAGGCTTCGGCTCTTGAATTTCATGCTTATTTGCTTATCATAATAAGCATCAGCAACACCGTTGAAATTCCGGCAACAGATATAATCTTGCTGACTTAATAAAGGCTCGGAGTTATTTGCCGTATCATCATGTATCTGCATCGTATTTATAAATGACCTTATGGCAGTTGCAGAATCCCGAAACATGGCATACATTCCTTTATCATAAGCTACATTCCACTGATTAGACCCGATAGTGCTGTTAATAGCAATCTGTAAATACTCAGCTACTTTCGGGAATATTTGCGTGACATTAGTTCCGGGAAGATTTACAGAATTCCCTGATGGGATATCATAAGAATCCTCTACTCTCTCCCTTATATATATTCCCTCCCCTGCATCATCCTGAGTGTAGTTAACAGCATCTAAAGCCACATTAAAATTAGTATCAAGGAATTCTGTATTCCCTGACGAGGTAAATCCCTCAAATTGAATCCATGCTAAATTTCCATGTTTAGTACAATGATAATCGTCCTGCGTAATATTACGGAGTGCCATTGCCTCTTTCTCAACTGCAAATATATATAGGTAATCAAATACCTCATCCAATTGAGCAATTTTGAGTTCGTTCTTTAAATCTAAAACAAGTTGATTAATTTTTAATGCTATGGAATAAGATATATCTAATCCGTTAATATAGTCTTGTGTCTCCTGTTCAAAATCCGAGACCGGAAGGGACGGAGTAGAAACAACTCTATATTTATTCTTTTGGAGTGATACATTAAATTTCATACTTGGATTATTAAGGGATTACTCCTTTTCCGTGTGCGTCCATATATGCCTCAAAAGCATCTGTGATAATTCCAACCTCTGTAATATCAAAATTTTTTCCGAACCATGCGCCACTGATATCCTCATCATCAAAAGCACTCGGAACCGCAAAGGCGGTACGAGATGCAAGAAGTAATGGGCTTGTCGCTGGTAATGATAAAGGAACTACCCCTGCATCCGTATCAATTAATATTTTATTTCGATATTCTGAAAGTGTTAAATTATCTTGACATCCGCATATCATCCCAATACTTGCAACATAGTTCTGACGAGAATCATACGTCAGCCCTTGCCCTAAACATCTTAATTTATCTGTTCCTATCGTTACCCTTCTTTGAATACTTAAATAGGAATCATTATCCGCTCCGTCAAAATTCCCTAATGTATTCCCTGTACTGGGGGCTCCTTTTTCCTGTCTTGTGTATGCTCCATACGATAAATCTCCCGGCTGATAGGTTACAGCTTGTGTTGATGGGATAAAATTAGTATTGGCATATTTTCCTATCGCATCCCCGGCAAGCCCTTCGTATTGAGTGAAATCAGCCGTGCCGTCATTCGTGCAATGTGCTAAATCCTGAACGATATTACGGAGGCTTGATTCTTCCGTTTCTCCTGCTAATATATAAAACGTATCAAAAGCCTCTGCTAAAGATGTAATTGATAATCCACTTTTAAGAGCTAAGATAAAAATATCCAATAATAATAATTGCGCATTACTTAACGGAGTTACGAGACCTGAAATATATTGATCCAACTCAGGAGTCCACGGCGAACCACCATTCCCCTGTATTCTCAAATTTTTTCCTATCCCTATCCGTATCATGGTGTAAGTTCTTTTATAAAGTGTGCCTCTCCTCTCTGAAAAGTATAAGTATCGGGGCCGTCTGTTACCTGAATATCATAATCCAAAAAGCCAATAAAATCAATCCCTTCACAGTAAATCGTATAAGTGCTTCCAAGTATCGTTATTTCAGGACTAACGCCACTCGATGTTATCTCTTTCATTAACAATCCATCTTTCCTCCTGAAATGTCCGTCAATCTGATTCCCTGATAAATCCCAATCCTCCCATGCCTCAGTAACTTCATTCCACTTCTGAACATTGAAAAGCATATTGAGGGTATCGTTCTGCGTAATCTCAATATCTATCTCAGCGGGTTGTATGTTATAAACAAGTGTCATACTCCATATCCTGCATAAAGATCAGTAAGCATTGACTGCCCTCCATAGGCAAATACCTTTTTGATTAATACCGGGTCATCAAATTTCTCTGATGCCGGGAGTGTCTTTATAATAGTTTCCCCCGAAGCCTCAATATTATTCATCGGAAGGTACTGAACGTCACCTCCTGCTGTCGATCTTATAAAGAATCCGTCAGTATCTTCAAAGTCTCCAAGTGATAAATCAATCGGTACTTCTCTTAAAATATTACTTAATCCATGTGTCTGCATATCGTTTATTTTTAATTAATCTCCAACTATTTTAAAAGGTCTATTATCAGCACAATCGGCCCGGCAACCGCATCCGGCAGCAGCCCATAATGGATAATCCGCATACTTCCTATTAAGAAACGTAACTACCTCACATTTCAAGGCATCGCCCGTTAGTCTCGCCTCTGTCTCTAGTCTCTGTATCTGCTTATCTGATGCCGGAGTTGAAAGGTCACTATCCTTTATCGTTATCCCGGCAGCAGTGAAATTAAATATAGTACGGTTTATAAATCGAGCGAAAGCATAATATATGATTGCAGCCTTTAATCCCTGAAACCGAAATGTCCTATCCAGATATGTGTATTTTCCTCCGTCTAATAAAGCTAAATTTGCTACGGAATATGTGACAGGAAGTGTCGATGCCTGATCTTCAATCTCACTAAATAAAGGATCACTTAACCAATATTTAACATCAAGTAATTGAGCCTCGGAAACGAACTGAGGCCAAGAGTCAGAATTCTTAACACTATCAGCGATATGCTTATAGTTATCAAGATCGGCTTTTGTAACTAGAGCAACCATTATTCTTCTGTATTTATTTCTGTTTCCGTAGTAATATACTCTAAAGGTTGAATCTCAAAATTAGTGAAGTTTATCATATAATATTCAAGCAATGTTAGAAATTCTGTCTTGAGTACCCTCTTTTCATTACCAGTAATTGAGTTCATAAAATTATAAGCCTCCGTCATAAGTGTTGCACCGAACCCGGCTCCTATATCTATCCCTCGAAGGATCGGAGGGACACGAAACATCCTCCCGATATTCTCCTGTACCGAGTTTTCCGTATAGCTGAATTCCTTATCATAATTCTTAGCATCAAAAGGGATTAATACAGGGACTTCTTCGTCTGCATCTACATCGACAACCCATATCTTAGAAGCGTTCTCATCTCCCTGTGCAGATCTTAAGGCTTCGGCACTCTCAAATATCTCTTGGTTATATGGATCATAAGGATCAATAGTACCGTTATCCAGAGTCTTCGGCTTCTTCCCTTTCCTTACCAGAATCCCGGCAGGGAGAAAGTTGTTTTTGACATTACGATATTTTACCGTAGAGCATCCCTCCTCACTGAGCATATCTGTAACAACAGAATCAAACGGTGCAATAGGATATTCCCAATTGCCATCGGCTGTGTAATAAAGTATCTGTCCGAGATATTCTTCCGGCCCACCGGCCTCTTCCATCTCTTGTAATACCTTCTCGGGAGCAAACTTATGAACAAAATTTACATCATCCATATTAAAGATTCGCCCTGTCTGATTTGTCCAATCGGAATAGATAGAGACTCTCCCGGTATATTTATATCCGTCAATCTCCAGACGGCAATGCTCGAAAGGTATATTATAATATTCCGATGGGAGCCCTAATCCGTCATACTTAACGAGACAGGCGAACCCGTTGAACATACTTAAATCTTTGCTGAATTTCCTTAGTAGTGAATCTGCTCTCTCTCCTTTAGTATTAAGGACTGTCTCGGAGAGTACCTTATCAGTGAATCCTGCTCCCTCGACGAACTTAACGAAGATATCCATACAGGTTGATCCTGTACCAGAACTATTTATAATCTCTAATATTTTCTGAGGATAATCATTATTAAGGCCGTAAGCCTTTATCCGCTTATGAGATAGATAGATGTCCCGCTCAACTCTTGGTTTTGTCTTTATAGCGGAGACTCTCATTATGTTTTACGTTTGCGGACAGGTACTTCGGGTTGTTTCTTACCATCAGACGATATGACTTTGCCTGTTGTTTTATCGTATAATATCCATTTCTTTGCTTTAAAAGAATATGATTGCTCGAGGCTTGGTTTTTCTCCCAGCGTATCTCCCATCGCTGACGCTAATATCTCAGATGCTATATCCGGTTTTTTCGTCTTTACCGGATTTATTATCTCAATAACATCTTTACTCTTTTTTGCTTTTTTAGCCTTAACTACTGGCTTAACAATCTCAATATTAGCAGGTGGAATATTCCTGTATATATTAGGTACTCTGGAAAAAAAGATAATCTTCTCCGGGTAGTTCTTTAGATACCATTCTGCTAGCTTATCCGTTAAGCTGTCGTTAGTACAAGTTTTTTGTGGCTGACCGAAAGCCTGTAATACGACTCCTTTTTTTAATTCGTAATTTCGTGCTGCCATTTTTGTATTATTTATGATTATTAATAAAGCCTCGATATAACAGGTACTACATGAAATCTTGATCTTCTCTCCTGTTAATCGCTCATACGCCTCTTTTATCTTACGCTTCCTCCCGGAACTTCTTAACCTTTTATCGCTAATATATTCCCGGGCAAAACGATGAATCTCATCATATAGTTTCATATAAAATAAGAGGGGGGATTAATTCCTTCCTCTGTTCGCTCCTTGCCTTGTACCTTTAGGAGTCTTACAGCCACCTCGGCCTGTCTGCCCTGTTCCCTTTCCTTCTCCGTTATGTAATGGTGTTCCTTTTGCCATGATTCCTATATTATTTATTGCTTAACAAGAATCGTCCGGGCAGCAATCAGCAAGCATTGAGGTTATCGCAGCTCTTGTAAGAGCCAGAGAACCACCTACGAAGTAAGACAGAGGAGCAAGTGATTCCTTGATCTTATCTGAGCTACCTGCTGTCAGTAACCAGCCCCCGAGCATCTCTTCATCCTCTGTATTTCTTTCTGCGGCGTTCAGCTCGACTCCCTGATCCCATCCGAGAACTTCAAAGACTGTCCTTCCGGTAGCTAGAACTCCATCAGGATCAACCTTATTGTAATTATTCTCGATTATAATAACGAATCGACTGCCTGCAAGGTTTTCGATCCATAGCTTATCCTCCGGGGTGTTATCAAAAATCCGAAATATAAAGTTATGATCCCATACCTTCTGATAGGTTTTCTTGACGAGAGCCGTGTTATGCTCATTCGAGAAGTTATAACCTGTCACACAGTAAGCGTATGCCTCAGGGGAGCAATCCTTCAGTACGAGAGATGTCAATAACATCTTATTCGAAGGATCAAACGTGCTTAAGTCTTTATCAATATGATTATAGTTGATAAAATAAGCCAAGTCCTTAACACCGGGAACTAAGTTCGCACAGTTCTTAAGAATACAATCTACTATTTCATTACATCCAATTGTCATAGTCGGTAGTTTTTATCTTCCGACCATAAAGAGGCGGTCATCAATAATCTTGGCATCGAATGCATCGACTGCCTCAATCCTGTTATACCGACTTCTTGGGTCATAGAAGGAATTAATACTCTCAAATAGTGATGTACAAGCCATACCGATCTTCAGGTTTGACTTGGTGGTATAAACAACCCTGTGAGGATCGTTCCACCGTGCTCCGTCATTTTCATACGCCCTGATCCACTGATCCCACAGAGGGATTGAATAAATAGGAATACCGTCCCACGTTGCAAACTCGATACCGTTAACCATCAGTTTGTAATCCTGAAAGGCTGTACCGAGAGCCTGTAGCTGTCTGCGGAGTCTGTCAAAAACAGACCGGGTGACAAGGATAATCCTGTCAGGCTGACCAGCAAGCTCAGATATTGCATTATCAATAAGATTGTTCACAGCGTTATAAGTCAAAAGAGGAGTGGCAACTGTACCCTGCAAAGCATAGGTAAGCTGTACGTTCCCCGGCATAGCATTTAACTGTAATGGATTAACCGCATACACAGCAGCGAGCTGTTGCCAGAATCCATTAATGACATTAAAGAAACCAGCATCCGTACCAGCTGTTAAAATTCCAGCAGGAAGAACGGCTGCATTCTGATCTCCGAACCATGCGTTGCGAAAGATCATTTTCTTCAGGTCTTTCATCAGTATATTCTGAATGAAAGTAAACACATCTGTCTTGGTAAGATCAAAGATAGCATTACCGCAGTTAAGAGATAACTTCATTAAGGTATCGGAAAGTTCGTCGATACACATATCAATGATTACCTCCAGATAACGAGGCTCCCATGTTTTCTCAACTGCCGGATCTTCATAGCACTGAGGCACAGGATCACAGGCTTGTGCTGCCTTCCCTACCAACCCGAATGTTCCCGGGATAATTCCAATCCGCTTATCGTTTTTAATCCCTGTCTCGAATGTGTGAAAAGCACTAAGCTCAGGAGCTAAAAGGACAGCCGTTACAATCAATTCATTCATTGACCTGAGTTCATCAGGAGTGAAATGAAGATCGTCTAAGTTTATGGTGTATCCGCACACCGGTGATGTCTGGCTCATATTTTTAAGATTTAGATTCGGTTTCTGCAAGTTTTTTGTTTAGCTCCCTGACTCTGTTCATATCAACATCCCCGACTTTATCGGCAGAACTAAAATTTGTCCTTCCTTCGGGTTTCCATTTGTTCTGGAGTGCTTTGAGGTCAGTTGCAATTCCCTGCGCCTCTGTCAGCTTTCCTTTTGCCTCAGTCTCAAGGGCAATAAGATCAGGCTTTTCATCTTCAAGAGCTGTTACCTTATCATTCGCCTCGTCCCTCTCGGCTTCGAGTGCAGTAATTTTCTCATTGGCAATTTCAAGATCAGTCTTTCCCTCGACAGGGTCTTCATCTTTTACGTTACTCACCTTGCCATCAGCTATTGTAATAGTCTTGCCACCTTCCATTACATACGTCCCATCAGGGGAGGCTGAATCGCCAACCGCAGGACTGCCAGATTCCTTATCAAGTTTAAACTCATTACCATCCTTATCTTTCAAAGTTTGGTCAATAGTCTCAACTCTTGATAGACCTTTGATTCTATCGAGAATAGTATCAAGTTTCTGTCCGAATGTTTTAACTTCAGCTTTGTCCATTATAAATTTATTTTTAGTGTTAAAATATGCGTATGCCTTTATAGGCTCTATAATTTTAGTAGCAAATCCAAGTTCGAGCATATCTTCTGCTGATAGCTTGGTGTCTTCTTTCATAAGCTCTGCTAGTTTTGATTCGTCTGCTCCTGTTTGGTTAACATAGAAATCAAGAATTTTTGCCTCCTCGTCTTTTAAGGCATCAGCTATCTTCTGAAGATCGGCTGATTCATATTTGTCTGCGAGTGTATAAGGAGGTATATAAGGATTATGAATTTGTCCGTCTGCGTTCTGCATGATCTCTCTTTCGCTTCCGGCAAGAAATAATATAGTGGCTATCGAATAAACCTTCCCCTCTGCAATAGTCTTGATTGGCTTTCCTGAGTTAAGTAACAGATCATGGATCAGCCATCCTTCCTGAACGTCTCCTCCTCTAGAGTTAATTCGTATCGTCAGTGAGTCGGCATCCTTATTTGCATTAATAAATTCGTCAACCGCTTTAGCTGAAAATACCTCAATCCCATCGAGAATTTCCATTGCTGGATCAGGCTCGCCAATATCACCATATATTTTAAGTACCGCCTCCATTATGCGCATCCAAATAATCCTGCATAATATATGTAATTATCAAGAGCATGATCCTGATTATACATAATATATTCACCATTCCATAAAATCCTTTCCATTGGAATAGTCGGTAACTGAACATAAGCAAAGCATAAAATCTGTGCTGTTTCCATAATCTTTTCAGATATTAGACCTTAAAGATATTTGATAAATCCCGTTAAACTACTGACAAATTTTATGCAGTAAGAATTCCACTGCCATATACTATTAACTGACAGCCTTTTGCGCTTAAGGCTTTCTTTAGGTGGGAGAAATGAATCTTTATATCTGCGCAGAGTGCTTTATCAAGTTTAGGATGATCCACTAAATCGACTCCGAATAAATGAATTTCGGTAGCTGCATATTCATAAAGAGCAACTTGAACAGCAACGTAAGGAGAGCAATAGGACTTCTGATAGTTCGTCCCATCGAGTATGCAAATCCCGTCAGGATAACCGGGGCGAATATGTATCTTCTTAAAATCCGGTCGTTCATCCCATACTACTATCTGACTATAAAAGGCATCTGGATTGCTCTCGTTTATTATCTTCAATCTATCAGGAGTAAATCTTCTCGGCTTATCGAGACAGACAATAGCATCTGTCTTATAGAATTTCCATATATCATTGACTCCTATTATGGTATCAAATACATGAGCTATCTTATTGAATAATTTAATAGATGGCCCGGTTCCGAGTACTGCTACTCTCTTATTCATTATTTTGTATTTATTATAATTATTTGTATTTTTGCATTACACTAATATTAGAAATCATGACAACAAAAGAAGCAATGAAGCACGTAACTCATGTAATGAAAACTGATCCTTCCTATCGCATTGGCTGGCAAGCAAATATTGCAGTAGCATTTAGCGATTCTGCCTATCATTTTAAAAGGAAGAATAAAAAACAATATCTTACTGCGCTTGACATTCATATTATTGCGAATGAAGCAGCAAATAATTTTTTAAATTCCTTATGTAAATGAGAAAAATCGCACTCACCAAAGGATTTGTTACACAAGTCGATGATAAAGATTTTGATTTTCTGAATCAATGGAAATGGTATGTTTATATTGATAGAAAATATATTTATGCTATAAGGAAAGATCAAAAAACAGGGAAGCGTATTAGGATGCATAGAGTTATTCTTAATGCACCTGACGGTATTCTTGTAGACCACAAAGATCATGACGGACTGGATAATAGAAGGAATAATATCAGACTTTGCACTAATTCCCAAAATCAAGCCAATAAGTATGGGAAGAGAAAGGAATTTAAAGGTGTTTACAAAGAGTGGAATCATTTTAGGGCACGCATTAAATTTAACAATAAAAATATTCATATAGGCAATTTTAAAACTAATATAGAAGCTGCAAAAGCATACGACAATAAAGCAAAAGAACTGTTTGGCGAATTTGCATTATTAAATTTCAGGTAATGGTGTTCGATCCCATCCGGGTTCTATCTCTGGCAATCCTTTATCCCTTCTCATTTTTCTAGTTCCGGCTGTATGATGTATTACCCATTTTCCGGGAACCTTAACCCAACAAAACCCCTTGCCTGCTGTATGTCCTAATCCGGGAAATCGCTTACATATCTTTTCAGTTAATCCTCTACGATGGATATCTAAAGCAGCCTTATAACAAGGGGCTCCGTGTGTAATGTAAGGATGAAACTTAAAATACTCACTTACCTGTAATAAATGAAAGAAAGGGTGCATCATCATCATATATGGTTGGTTTTTATGTTGTGCCTTTGCTCCATACTCAAAACCATCATAACCTGTTTTCTCTATATAACCAACAGCATAGGTATCTGGCTCCATCATTATTAACATCTTTTCAACAGGGCTCTTAACCATTCTAATATCTGAATCGAATATTAAAGCATATTTTGTTTTGCACATCCGTATTGCTGTGTCCATTCCCCTGCCATGCCCGATATTCCCTTTAGCGAGTCCTACGGTAGTAATATCAGAGGCTAATCCTTTAACATATTCCCGGCATGGATCGTCAGGATCAGAACCATCAATAATTATAATCTGCATATCCGAGTGAAATTTCCTAACTGAATTAAGTGCGTTTGTGAGTAAGGATATCGTATTGTGACTGACGACTATCCCTGTGATATCTTTCATAGAATTTTGCATCATCTTTCCCTATTAATTTTTGTAAAAAGTTCATGTTTATATCGCCTGACATTTGCATTCCCATCCTATGTCCTGCCCCTATCCCTCCTCTTCCCGGCATACCTTTCATACCAATAGAAATATAGTTATCGAAAAATAACATTCTATTCGTAACCAATTTCCAAAATGCTCCGTCAATAAATTTATGATTATAACAAGCCTCAAAAGCAGGTATTGCATCCCACGTAAAAGCTGTCTGAAATAAACTCGCATAGCTCCTGTTATTATTCTTTGCATATCTTCTCCACTGCACGTTATAATAGATCGTGAGTGTTTCCCCAATGATATGAAATCTACCAAGTCTATTCATCATCTTCTGAAGATACTCCGGCTTATAATAATCATCATCTTCAATAATGAATATCGCTTTAATATCATCCTTTTTAAAGGCTAGCTTTATATAATCTATTCCTGCCTTAAGATTTCGAGCCTGAGTATTTTTCCCTGCCCATGCAGGCTTCGGGAATATCCTTAATAATCCCCAATCTCTTTTAAAATTACTTTCAATCGAGTTAGTGGTAACAGGTATGGCATCATCAACAATAACCCATACTACCTCCCCTTTGTAGGTTTGACGTTCCATGAATTTCTGACATAAGAGAAATTGATCTCTTCTGGCTCCGGTTGGTGTGATTAGTGCTATCATAAGTGCGGGTGATATAAAAATTCTGACGGTTCATAATTCTTCGTTCTTCTTACCGTTCCGTCTATTAATTGATACTTAATATTTAATCTCCAAGTACAAAAACAAAAACTAAGCTGATCCCTCTGAGTGTATATATTATAAATCTCATACCATAACGAAGAAAGCCTTGCGTTTTCTACACATTTTCTTCGGATCATTACTCCATTCTCCGTTAATCCATTATTAACAGGATATCCCGCCATGCGTAAAAATGTTTCATGCTTCCCTGATCCCTTCCTCCCTATTAATCCTAATCTCCTGCACTCCACTAATTCATCGTATATACAATCTCTCCAAGGATGTTTTAAGACTGCAATATTATGATGCTTAAGGTATTTATTTACAAGCATCAGAGGTGATTCAAGAAGTTCTATTGAGCCATCCAGATATATTGTGTATTTATATCCGGGTAAATATATATGAGGATTAAACTTATATTTCCTTGATGCCCTCCTGTTATCTCTATGAACAACCACCTTATTAATAATATAATCTTGCGTTCTTATATCTTGATTTGTGATAAGATAAAAGTCTGCCTCTTTTTTGAATTCCGGGTTAACAGACTTTAACGTATCGAAAGCACCAATCAAAACTGTATAGACTGCTATACTTTTCATTTGATATGCTGTGTAATATGTTTTGCTACAAATTCTGAGCTTAAATATTCCCTTGCCCACATCATTTGTTCTTCAGCCTTTTTATTCCTGTATGCTGTGTCTTGTATTGTTTTTTCTAAGTCATTAGGGAAATCGTTATATGATGTCCATATTACCGGAGGACAGGGGAAGTATCTGGAGGTATCAGGCTTTACTGCTCCCGTAATAGTACAACAGCCGAGTATCATTGCTTCCTGTCCTGACTTACTTAAATCACCTTCATATCGTATCTTTCCACCGAACCGGCCTTGTGGTATTTCTTTATTACCGTAAACTATCTGATCTATAAAAATATGTGCTTTGCTTTTTAATTGAATACACTCTTTGATTGTCTTGTTAGTAATCAATAATAGTTCTATCGGATATTTATTTTTCAGATCATCAATAACTTTAATAATATAAGGCGTTCCTTTGACCTGCCTCTTGACTGAATCCCTCGGAGAATGAGCGATCACTATTCTATCTGAAGGCTTAGTACCAACAGGGAAAATAGTTTTTATAGTTTGATAAACCGGGATATAATCTCCATTACAATACGGAATAAGTCCCGGCATAATATAAACAGGTATCTTATATTTATCTACTATCTTATTCCATGTCAAATATTCTGATGCGCAAAGGCTATCAGAAAATATTACAGACACACTTTTAAACCTCCCGATCATATCAGCTATTGATAATAAAGCGGAAACACCTACTATAATAAGATTTTTTTCTTTGATTGCCTTCCCTCCATCATAGTGTATTCCTTTTCTCCCGCCACCCATAAGATTATTATATTGTGGTAATTTAACATAAAGAGGGCAGTCTAGCGCATCTGCTAAAAAAGGAGAGGCGAATAGCGAACTTTCTTCTGCGAATATTGCAATATCTTTCATCTTAATTTTTTTATTACCAAGAACACAATTTCATGTCTGGGTATAGTTTTACTATTAGGACTGACTGAGGTATCTCCTGTTAAACATATCCGGGGCTTCACACAGGTCGCTTTTAATAAAGGCTGTAAGGCTGTAATTTTCATTCCCGGATAATCAAACGTAATAATTAAATAACCTCCTGCTTTCGCCTGCTTAAATAAATTTTCTATCGCTGTTAATCTATTATCAGGCAGATGTTCTATCGTAGATATATTTAAAACAAAGTCGAATTTATTTATGAAGAGACTACTTTCATGAGTAATATTATAATGCTGTATTGCCCTTCTTGGAGACATTTTAACATCTGAGTGGATACAATCTCCAATTTTATCTAATTCATCCCTGAATATAATATGCACATTATGATGACCTCCGCATGATGTATTATGTATTTTCATCCCTTCTTGCTTATGCTCCAAGATAAAATCCATAACAAATTTATATTCATAAGGTCTCGACCAGTTATCTAAATATTTATTATCATATTTATCTGTTGGCTCTGCAAATCTATATTCTACAATTTCAAATTCTTCGGGTTTCATTATATTAAAGATTTTAAATACATAGCAAGTTTTAGTTCAACTTCTTTTTCATTTTTTACATTATTATATAAACCCGATCCGGGCAGGTTGTTCACATCAATTATAAATAATTTACCCGTACTGTTATCCCTTATACCATCTAATTCTCCAATATCAAGCCCAAAGGTTTCACAAAATAACTTAATTTTCTTTATCTCATATTTAGTAAGCCAATTTTCAACCTGATCAATCCAGTATTTTTTTTGTTTCGATAATGTATTTTCAAATGTACCCTCTACTAAACGGCCCTTAAGAACAACTTGATAAATATTTCCAAGCATATAGATAATCCGTATATCATAAACCATGTTACGTGACATCCTATTATCAAGGAATAACTGATAAACATACCCGGGCTGTTTCTCACAAGGCATCCGGGTAATTACCCCATCATGCGCTGATTGCCTTTCTGATTTCCTTACACAATATCCAAATTTATTCGTATCTGCTAAACTGCTATATCCAAAAACTTCTGTAAAGATTTTATCAACGTATGATTTAGTTACGTTATTAACATTTTTATTTAATACTAATCTACTGTCATTTAGCAGTATATCGGGTGTTTTGTTAATATCTTTATAATTCCAATGAACTCCTATATCCCAATCAGAATTTATATCATTGGTTATTTTATATCCAAGTATCTTGAAATATCTTATGGTTTTGCTCAGCGAATGTCCTCTGTGTTGTATTCCGGCATCAGGATAAAATAGAACTTTCATATTTCATCCTCCATCTTTTTAATAAGGTAATAAACTCGTCTTTCATTAATCCCTAAGCTATCAGCAGTAAATAACACTGCCTTGCTGTTATTATTTCCGAGTTTCTTGTAATAATCATAACGGCTGTATATCTGCATATCTCTTAATATTCCGTAAGAGATTAATCCTATTTTAACGTCATACTTTATCCGGTCAAGGTTTTTATTAATGTAATAAAATAGAGTCATAATTATATATTTGCCTGTACTTCCACTTTCTCAACCTCCTGCGTTCTTGCGTTAATATCTTCAACCGATACGATAGGATTAGGGAGCTTGCTTACTGCCTCTGCGATATCCTCTGCCGTTAATATACCCTCGTTAGGCACAGCGTTTAACTGCTCCTGTGATAACTGAGGCTGCGTAAATATGTTCGCCCTCGGTGCTATCTGCCTTGATACCATATTCGTTATAACTGTCGGAGCAGATACGCTATCCTCCCCCGGCAATCCTGACTTAATTTCTACTATCTTCTTTACATTAGCTAATCCTGAGACGATTGCTGCTGCTGCTGCTATGAAACTAAAGGGTGGTGGATAAGTAGCCAGAGCAAGGTTCGCTGCCTGATAGGTTGATATAGCTGCGGAAGCTACTGCTGCTGCTTTCCCTATCGCTGTATTCTTACCAAATATCGTAGCCAGATTACCTGCAAAACCAGCATATAAATCAAGTTTCGCCTGCGCCTCTAATTCTTCAAGCTGCATCCTTGCTGCCGCATATTTATCCTCTATTATCTTTCTGTCGGCTCCTGTCTTTTTAATGCTATCGAGCTCCATTTGTTCTCTTATCTCTAGCTGCTTTCTCTTAATGTCAAACTCATAATCCCCACTTAGTTGCCTTATCTGTAAAAGGTTCTGCTGATTAATAAGCTCGGCATTTTTCTCCCATTCTATCTGATTAAGTGCCTCCTGTTTCTTCCTTTCCTCTTCCGTAATATCCTTAGCTTTTGCCGTCTGTTGTAATTGCTCTAAAGCGGAATAATAGTTCTCCCATATCAACAGGATATTCTCAGCGTTTTCCGTTTCCCTTAATAGCTTATCTCTCTTTAATTCAAGATCAATCGTACTGGCCTCCAGATCACTTTCTGCATCATATTTTCTTCTCTCGACTGTTAACTTTTTATGTAATTCGATTTCTTTCTCCAACGCTTTTTGTGCAGCGATAACAGCTTTTTCTTTTGCTTCCTCCGCTTCCTTTGCGGCGGCAACTGATGCCTCAATATCCTGTAATTCTTTCTTTTTACGCTCCTTTTCCTCTGCCGTTAATTTGGCCCTCTCCTTTGATATGAATTCTTGCCATTCCAACTCTTCTTTAGCCTCTGTTGATAATGCTTGTGCTATCAATAACACTTGTTTTTTAGATGTTATAATAGCCGCCATATAAGATGCAACTTTACCTATTCCGATCTTGGCATATACTCCCAATTTATCTGAAAAGGTTTCAATCTGTTTTACATCTACAAGAGCCGCAAAATCCTGTTGCCCTTTCCCTAGTGTGCCGGATACGCTAACTATATCAGTCATTAAGTCAATGGCTACCTTCATCGCTCCGCTTGACTCGTTAATCCTTAATGTTAAACCCTCCCATGCTGAACTAAGTTTCGTCATTGATCCCGCAACATTATCTAACATGATCGTTGACATTTCTTTGCTTGTCCCTATTACATCAAGTAATTCAGTATTGTAATCCTCTAGTGCTTCGCTACTATCAGCTAAGATAAGCGCAGCAGTTGCTGATCTTACTCCAAATAATTTGAGGGCTGTTGATGCTTTGTCTTCTGATCCGGCGACTTTTTTCATTGCTTGATCCCATGTCAATCCGGCTTTTGCTAATCTGAGAAATATGTTTCTTAAAGATGTTCCCGAGGTACTGGCATCGAGTCCGGCATTGGCGAGAATTCCTAATTTAGCTGTTGTGCTTTCAACTGTCTCTCCGACAGCAGCAGCTACAGGGCCAGCCGATTTCATTGAGTCTTGAAACTTTTGCATATCAAGGGCAGAGGTGCTGAATGATTTTGCCATTACATCGACAACCCTCTGCATTTGAGTTGCGTCAAGGGCAAATTGTCTCAAGGTAGCCCCGGCAACTTGTGATGCTTGCCCGAGGTCGCTTCCTGTTGCGGCGGCAAGATCAAGTGTTGCTTGTGTTATCGCCAATATCTCGTCTGTTGAAAATCCTAGTTTCGCATATTCTTTTTGCAGTCCTGCAACTTCTGTCGCTGTAAATTTTGTTGCACTACCTAATGTAATAGCACTTTTTGTTAATCTCTCTATTTCATCTGCTGTCGCTCCTGTGATTGCTCGAACCATTGACATTGCTTTCTCAAATTCCCATGTCGTCTTAAATCCTTTTTTAATTACGTTAAAGAATGCCCGAACTACTATCGCAGCAGACGTAAATATCCCCATCGTCTGTAAGAGGTTCTTACCCATCCCAACTAGTGACTGAGAATACCTACCTACGTTACTTCGACCATCTTTCTGAGCCTGATCGTAAGCTATAACAGCACCCTTCGCCTGTGATAAGGCTTTGACCTGATTGATATATTCCTGTGATAGTACCCGTACACCTTTCGAGTTAACAGATATTGTATTCGATAAAGCACCTAATCTTCTCTGCTCTAAAGTAACCATAGCGTTAAGCTGCTTCCGACTATTCGTATTTGCATTATACGCCTGTGTGGCAAGGTCAAGTTGTTTCTTTTCGTCTTTCCTTTCCTTCTGCAAACGTCTTAGCTCTGATGCTGCTTTCTGATATTCCTTACTGCTCTTATCTCCTGAGGCGAGTAACTTCTTATTTGCCTCCACGAATTTCGTTACAGCCTTATCAGCATCAACCGCCCTCTTAGCATATTTATCTAAGTTATCCTTTACGTTTATTAGATATGTTTTCTGTTCTACTGCCATGACTAAAGTTTTATATATCTAAATTTTCTAAGCATTCTCCACAAATATTACATATTTTCGCATTAAAGGTATGTCCCGGGCCCCATTGCCATACCCCAATAAAGGTTTTCTCATGATTACACTCTTTCCTTAATTTTTCTAACTCTTCATTGGCATTCGCTATGATTTTAAAGAGTTCATCCTTCCTTTTTTTAATTTCTGTCGTTTCCATGACTAAAGTTTTATTAATTCAATCGTACAGAGTTTCCCCGGTACGTAATTATTAATCTTATTAACATAAAAATACGCCTTATACTGGCTCAGATAGATAGGTATATAATGCTTTAACCCAGCCACTTCATAGACAGGAAGATTAAATTTCGCCCTCCGCAGATTCGTTTTTGTTAATAACCTTGAGAGCCCTGCATAGCCGGGATTACTAATAACCAACGATGCGAATGATACATCTATTGAGGTTGATTTTTTAGGAGAATCTACATCAGTAGTCGCTCCCGGAGCTACCGTTGCCCTGAGTCCCATAGTCTTTTCATACGCAGGAGAAGCAACATCCCTGATATGATCCACATAAACAATTCTCGGATCGATTGTTTTCTCACCAATATACTCACTATCATCAATATCATATTTGTTCATTGCTATCCTCGAAACGTTAACCGGAAATATGTTATCCAATATTATTACCTCGTCTGCCGTTGATAGGGGCAGTTCTACGACATCCCTTTCTGCCGGGAGGGTAGTATCATCTATCTGCATCGAGCCTGTCCCTGTGTCGTTAATAACGTCCTCAGACTCCCTATAACGTAAGTAGTTGTCCCGGGCATAATCCCCGTACTTAAATTCTGTCTCATCGTCCCTCTCGGATAGATAGGCTGACCAGTCTCTTGCTTTAAATATATTTTCGTATAGCTCCAGATAATTCCAAAATCTTATCTTACGATCCCGGGGTGTAACATCAGGGATAAGGCCAAACATATTACAGATTGTCTTAATGAAATCCGTCTGGCTCATGGCCGGGATATGATTACGAGCTTCAACCGTTGAGCTATACCCGATTAATGGGTTAACTATTTCAACTATTCTCAAACTCCAAAACCTGTAATATGCTTGATTAGTTACTATCGCTATTGTCTGTCCGGCAGTAGCTGTTACTGTATATTCGTAATTCTGGACGGCCAACCCAGATGATGTGATTAGCATGACATCTTGCGGTGCGCCATCTAAATATACAGTGAGTACGGCAAAAGGATCAAAGGCAGTAAATCCGGATATTGCCGAAACGAATATCTTATAATCAGCATCGAACTGAGTGATATAAAAGCCTCGATGGAATACGTAAGTTCCATTAACTAATACCGTACCTAAAAATTCATCAAGTCCTAATACATCTCCATTATCAGGGGTAAAAGCCCCATCCCACCACATAGAGTAAAGCCACCGATCAGCGTAACCCTTCGTCACTGATCTGCTTGAGATAGGGATATGCAGCTTTGTAAATGTCTCATTCGTTAAGATATCACCCTCACATATATATCCGGCATCAGAAAATATCTCATCCCAGATAGTCTTAACATTAATAAATGGCCATATCCAACCTCCATACATATCTACTCTATCGCCATCGTCAGAGATAGGTGTTATGCCGCCATCATCGGAAGGCTCTAATAGAGGATAGACATAATCCAGATTAGCAGCGTGAGTCCCTGCCATAGTAGCTACATCCCATGTGTGATCTGCTCCGGCCAGAGTAAGATCGTTCAGCTTAAGTAATTCAATAGCCTTAAAGAAGTTCTTATTGCCAGAAAGGATTGTAGCATTATAATACTGATCACTACCTTTTTTTAATATCAATAACCCTCCTGTTATTATCTCGATATGATCCTGTATCAATTTACATTCATGCTCTATGAATGGAAAATCGGTACTCGCTCCAACCTCCCCGGATAGTTCAAATAAGGCTCTCATGGCTCTCGTCTTTCTTATCCTGAACTGAGCTGTGAAATCAGACTGCCTATCCTGCATCTCTGCTATATCATTCGTCTGTTTGTTAATAGGTACTATCTCACTATCATCCATATCGCATAGCGTATCTCCTAGATATAGCTCCAGAGACTTTAGAAATACTGCTGAACTTTCTGGTAACTCCTTACGATATACCTCGAAGTTAATCTCAAATCCCTGCTCTCCTGCGCTTCTTATTGTGTGCGATCCTCTGGAAACCTCGACCTCCCGCCATACGCTATCCTCGTACTGCTCAACCTTCTCTGCCATTATCAGACCTGTAAAGCCTCCTATGTTCTGAGGTGCTATTCCCTCGACTGTTATCTTATAAAGATATTCTGCCTTTAGTCGTGTCGGTCTTTCTACCTTAGATATCACAGAGAAAAAACGAGTAACCTGAGTGCCCATGCTCTCGGTTCTCATTATAATCTCATATCCGTTCGTGAAGTTAAAGTAATGCCAACCATTAAAATACCATCTGAGATAGACTCCTACGGCACATCTTGATATATTTATTTTTATTGCTCCTATCCTTAATCCCTCTGTCGGTGTTGGAGCTGGAGGATAAGGAGGAGCAGTAGCGTAATATTCAAATGCTCCAATAGCCGGAATTAATCTCCATAATAACCCTGCTCCGTCCAAAAGAAGTCCTAAATCTATCCCTGCTCCAACTGCCGGAGAACTTTCTACAGGCTTCCCAAAATCTATATCAGGCAGTGAGCCATCTGATTTACGTGGCCTTTCAAGTTCCGTACAATCGAGGGAGAGGAAATCACTATCTGATAAAATAACAGGTATATCCCATGAATTATATTCATGTGTATAATGTACAGTCCCGATCCCTATTAATACGTCAGCAATAGCATTATCATAAGCTATATTGTTTTTAAAAAATCTTTCTTTCTGTTCTGCCTCTGAAGAAGTAGTTTCCCAAAGAGCAAATCCCCATCCCCAAGCTGGTTTCGCAGGGTAATGACCGTTGTGATACGAAAAATTATTATATACATTTACCCACTGGGCCTCTTTTCCACTATCATTCATGTTAACACCAACATATCTGTTACACGCAGCTATTGAATTTTTTAATAATCTTCTTACAGTTGGTTCAGAGCCGCCTAATGGAGTGTAACCTAATTTAAAACCGCTACCACTTGCCCCTAAAGAACCATTATTAAAAGACCAACAGGTATCTATTTCAACATAGCCAGTATCGTAATGCGCCCATCCCTGATCAGAATTATTCCATGCCCGGCATCCAAAGTAATGTGTATTTAAACTATCATTATTATTATTTGTATAGAATCCAGTTCCACGTTCGCCCGCAGCACCAAATCTTGGTGCTAGATTGCCTATGCAATTGTAAGCATCACAATTTCTATAAGTTACTGAATCGCCTGTGTTATAATATCCTTTGCCTCCAATACCATGTACAATACAATTTTCAAACGTGGTATAGCTACCCCCATTCTTCCACGTTATCACATCATCACCATAATTATAATCAACAGGCGTATCTTGTTCCGATAAATCCTTTATAGTAAGTCCTTTAAAATGACAATATGATGCATTTGCATTAATAGCATAAACATGAGGGGGTGTCCTTCCATCATTAGACACAACGGAACTACAATCAAGAACAGGTGTCTCCCCCGGATATGCCCAATAGTAAATTAAATTCCCTAACGTGCCATCATCTATTGAACCGATACCCGTCCCATCAGTAACAGATAGTAGATAATTACCTCCACGAAAATATACCGTATCTCCGGGAATAACTACACCGCTATTAAATGCCTTCGCCCAAGTTAACCAAGGATCGCCAATCGTCCCTGCTCCTGCATCATTTCCTGTCGGTGAAACGTAATATATCATTTTAAATAACAGTAAATTTTATTATAAATCATTGAAGATAGAATACCTGCTGAGATAAAGAACCCTAATTCAACAATATTGAATGGCTTGGTAATTATAAAATACCATAAGCATGCCTGCCCTACAAAACAGCGATAGCATCCTCCGAGTGGCATATATAGCCACCAAGGCAATTTGATAATCAGGCTATCGTACCAGTGAAGGATAGTCTTTTCTCCCTGACTGATTGCAGAGAACATAAAAGCGATTAGTGCAATTTTTAATATCTCTGCTAATTCTGACATGATTCTCTAAGTTGTTTAAGTTTCCTGTCTTTATGTCCCATATGAGATTCACTTATTTTTTTCTTTGTCTCTTCTGAAAGTCTCCTCCCTTTTTGCCATGTATTTTTACCTATATGAGACTTGCTCATTTTGAGTCTGGTTTCTTTGCTGACTTTTTTCCCTCTATTTAAATCACCTATTTTCTTGGCATATTTTGGATCACGAGGAGTTTTCTTTTTACCCTTCATTGATTCACTCATTTTCTTTTTTACTTCATCCGTTCGCTTTAATCCTTTATGTGTTTCACTGTTCCTTTTGCAGGCTTCTTTAGAAAATTTATAGCCTAACATACTCCCTGCAATTTTGCAAATATTAAAATATGGATTATATGAATCAATAAAATATTGTTCTGTCTTTATTAAATCTTCTTTAGGACATCCAAGTAGTATAGAAAATTGCAAATCTGATTCTCCATATTTATTATAATGGTTTTGGAGTTTCTTAGAATGGTGCGTCCCCTTTTTTAAATCACGTAAATGGTCAGTCCATCTATGATGAATATATATTGCACTACCTATATAACACCTTTCCGGCTTTATTCTTGATTGTATTTTATATATTCCACTGATTCTCATATTCTTAAAGATAATAAATATTTGTCGATATTTGTAGTATTTCTATCATTAGTCTTTTATTAATCGTACTGACAAAAAGGATGCTTTTGTATCGTTATAATTAAGTATATTATCTGAATTATGTTCCATTCCATAAGCATAAGCATCTGGAGCACCCGATGCGGTAGCTGTCCAGAAATAAGCATCTGTATTTATTAACTGATATACACCTGTGTAAATACCTCCGGGCAATGCTGTGAATTCATGAGTATCAACAGCCCCTGTATTTGGTGCGTCCCAGTGTACTATCCCTATTTCTTTTAGAACACCTCCGGTCAATCCTGCGCCTCCGCAAAAGGCTATCAAAATATCCCACTCAGCTTTAGTTGGTACATGATAACCCGGATGCAATGCTTCGATAGCTGCTATCATACTCCAATCATATTGACCTCCATAGACAGGACGATTAGCTTCATTATCATTATAGACCCTACTCCCTGCTATATTATCATCAACGTTTATTGACTTCCATGTCTGAGTCCCAATAACTCTGTCATTTGTAGGTGGTGCAGGAGTATCTTTTATCAACCTTACAGGAAGGTAATAATTCTTAGATTGTTGAAACCATGCTGCTGCTGCTGAATCGTAAGCAAATCGTACATACCTTGCAAATAAAGGATCAGTACCGTCATCATCTGTCCATGCCCTTCCGTATTCATGCATCTGTCTGAATGCGCCTGCCCCAACAATACTGTAATATCCTGTACCTAGTTGTGAGAATAAATAAGTGTCAACCGCTCCGGTGTTCGGAGGGAACCAATGATCGAATCCTACCTCTTTTAGAACACCTCCTGCCAAAGCATCCCCGCCACAGTAATCTAATAGAGTCTGCCACTCTGCCTCAAAAGGTACGTGCCAACCAACAGGACAAAAGCCGGGACTCATTATCATAATCCATGTATATAACCCTCCGTATATTGTCCTATTCTCTTCATTATTATTATAGACTTTTGAACCGGGAAAGGCAGAATCCCAATTCTTACACATCCAAATCTGAGTGCCTATCGTCCTTTCACAATAGTCGATCGATGTCGGTACGACAGGAATCTCAGGCAACGAGCCATCCCCGGGAACAGGTGTGAATCCTGTATCATAAGAAACCTCTTTACTTCCGATAGTAGCTTCAAACTCAATATCAACTCCCTCCTGTCGGTTATCATAAACCACGAGTGATCCGGGTGTAAGTCTTATATTCATCCATCCGGCCATAGTTAAGAGATAGACTTCCCGGGTATTCATTATAGTACGAATGGCCTGTGCCTGTCCTCTGTCTATCTGTCCCGATCCCATCATAATAGTACGGGTTCCGATAGTTCGATATGCCTCCCCCTCTGTAACTACTGAATACTGCCCGGGGAGAAAGAACCAGTAATGCCATCCATTGTAATACCATCTCAAATAGTATCCTTTACATGGCCTATTAATAGGTATTCTTACTAGTTCATATATGTCTCTTCCCCATCCCATTATTAAGTAGTTATTTCTGCTGTTATTTATTATTATTTATTCAATTCTTATTTTACCTGATTCCTTAAACCAATTTACAAATCCCTGCAAATCTTTTAAATGATTTTCTGTTGCAATTAGCTTTCCTTCTATTTTATTTACATCAGGAGTTTTATGTCCCATATTCATTTGATAATCTACAATTTTCGCAAATAGTAAATTAGCAATTTGATAATTCAACTCCATAAATGGCTTAACCTTAGGATTCATTTTACCATAACTTAATTGAGTCTCAATAATTTCTCCATCATTATCAAAACTGTAATTAATGGAATGTTGTGGTTCATCTTTAAATAACCAAATACGATATATCCTTAATCTCTGATCGTATTCAATACTAATTTTTACTTCTGTAAAATTCATAATGGTTGATTTAATTAATATTTACTAAGTAGTTATTTCTGCTGTCATGTGAGCTGCTCCCTCAGGGATTGTAGTCTCATCAATATTAAGAGAGTTAATGAATCCACTAAGTTCATCAATAGGGATCTGCTCTGTAACGGTATCGAGCAGAAGGTTATTTGAATCATATATATTAATCGTAACAGTTAACTCGCTCTCCGGGCTGACCTCTGCCATAGCAGGGAGGATAAAGGAAAGATCAAACGGTAATCCTAAAAAGTAAACTGGCTGATCGAACAGATTAAAGAACGGAGCATCATTAATCTCAGAGGGGACAAAATCATGTAGGTTCGATCCCTGCTCCTCACTCCTTACACTCTCAGCGTAATACCAATCGACCAGAATAGCAGGGGAGGCTTCGGGTGAGGTAACGATATGCCCTTCCCATTCATTATCACTTCCATACCAACACTCCCTGTACTCGAAATTAAACTTACCTGACTTAGTAGGTTCCTTCATTATCCTTTCGGTGTAATCACCAACCTTACCAAGAGAAGTAACGATACGAAGAATACCTGATACATCAAGATTAGCATAGCCAAAGGAATTAGGAGAAGCAACTATCGTAAGATCATAGAGAACATCATTAATCGTTAACCGTCCCTCAAAGTAATAGCCTCCGTAAAGAGTATTGTCATTCATATAAGCAGGATCAACACCGGCTACATAAACGATATCTGTTATCAGGTCTCTCAGCCCTCCATCTACATTAGTGATAGTACCGACTAGCATAGCCTCGGTATTAGCATCATAGATAGCTATTACGTTCTCGTCCGTCCCAGTGTAATCCTCCGTACAGGTTATCTGAAGGAATCCTCCGGCATCAACAGGAGTGCCGACTATCCAATCCCTTCTTAAGAGCCGGAAATCATTAGGACTCTCCGTTGCCAACCATCTCGATATCACAGACGGATCAGTAGGCTCGGCATATTCTGGTGTGCTTATTAGTGTTATCATAATATTAAATATAACATGATGGGCATACGTCAGCATTTTTAACAGACGACTTGAATTCCTTCCCACAACTAGAGCAAAGGCAAGCATACTTCACATAATTATCATCAATTAGCTTTTGCTCTAATTCTTTTACAATCTCTTCAATATCCTCTTCCGGGAGTCCTTTCAGTTTACTTTCAACATACTGCTTAATATTTGAAACAAATCCGTCCTGTGCATCCGCCTTATACTGCTGATAAAAAGCATCCATTTCACCTATTGCTAGTTTCATAATATATCACTTGTTATCTTCCCGATTAATAAACTATATTTCTGATCTATCCTCCTGATAGTTTTCTTCGTCTCACTCTCATAGATATCAAGAAACACCTTGCTCCGAAACTGCTGATTACCGTGCTTGTTAATATACCATGTCATACGTTTAGCCTCATTTGTCCTTCCTTTAGCAGTAGATGATTTAAACATATTATTCCTTGCCATCCACTTGTATATCTTCTTCCATAAACCATGACTCCTAGAGCTTCGTCTCGGTCCTCGTCCTCGCTGAAGTACAGGAATCCAATAGGGTACTACCACTCCCGCCCCGTCACTCCTTAGCTCTACGTGAAACATACGCATGATCGAAGGCGAAATTCTATTACCGTAATAGGTATTCTTATTCCCGATATTCTTAACTAAGAGGTTAAGTTCAGGCTCAAGTACGGTTGCTATTTTAGATATCTGTTGTGCCATCTATGTTCTAAAAATAGTTAATTGCATAAACTCACTATTATTTTTAAAATTAAACTGAACATTCGGAGAGTTTCTTATTAAATCATAAAGTTTAAGAATTAATTTTCTTTCCTTTTTAGTTTCTGGGTAAAATGAGACTACACCTCTCGTTTTAGTTTGGTCTGTTTCGATTTTCATAATTGCCTGATTTTAGTTTATAAACAAGGTTCTCTATTCTCGTTAAGTAAATAATATAAATCTAGTGGCATAGCCCACCCTATTACATTAGCATCGAACTCTGTCTCTAGAATCCTATCCGCTATGAAAGGAGTTATTGTCTTGAAAGAGGCATCGTTGATAAGCCTTACTATAATCTTTTTACAGAGATTAAGGAGGGCTTGTAGTTTCACCTCGTTATTCTCTGCGCTATCCTCCGGCTTAACCTGCTGCATGACCTTAAGCGTCATCGGGTTGTAATGTTCATGGATAGCATTCGCTTTTACTACAAGCTCTATGCTGGCAGGCTGTATTATCAAACCTACTATATCAAGCTGGTTGCTCTGATCCGTATAAAGATTTGCCATCCGGTCTGCCTCATAGATTACCAGAGTGCAGCCAGAGTCAGCCATTATTGTTTTAAGTTTCTCTGTTATCATTTTACTGTTTGTGTAGTTGATCCCACCGCATCAAGGGGGAAATGAAAATCTAATTCTGATAGGTAAACAGGATTAGCATAATTATTAGCCACCCCTGTATCTCTTGTTAAAGAGCAAATCACCACCGAGCTTATTTCTTTACCCGTACCATCTAATACAGCGATAAGCCTATATAAATGAATATCTGCACCCTCGGCCTGTACATCGATTGTCTCACTGACAGGTGTCTCGGCAGGAAACACACCATCCTGATTAGCCCATGAATGAGTAAGATCAAACTTGACATTCTCCGCTCCTGCCCCTGATCCTTTAACCGGTATTATAATATGTACATGAAATTCTATGTCCTCCCCTTCGTGATATTTATGGGGTAGCTGTACCGTAAATCCCACACCGTTATCCGCACTATCTGAAAAGGCTTGTACTATCCCTCCCTTATAAGCTGTGTCTGCTGGCTCTTTTCCTGTTATCTTCTTTGCTGTGTTAGTAGGTGTTCTCAGATCATCCCAAGCATCGATGCCGTTACCAATGGCACGAGTCAGAAACCCTGCCCTTGCAACTCCTTTGGCTGGCTGCCTCCCGGAATTGAAGTTGAAGTATCTACGCTTAAGATTTGTCATATCCTTTATTTTTAACCTTCTTAGATAGTTCCATCTGCAACTTGAAGTATCTCTCTTGAAAATCCTGTAACTCCTTTGCCATCATAAACCTGACTAGACATTCATTATAGGGTGTGAGTAGAACTTCTGGTACGGTTATCTTCATAGCATCCCGAAGGAAGTCAAGGGAACTAAGCTCGGAGAATACGTTTAGCTTCTCGATCCCTGCTGCAAGTTCTATCTTGGATGGCTCCCGATGCAGTAACGTTTCTTCTCTGTCTGCCATCTCTTTAACAAGTGTTGCCATGTGGATAGCTATTGGGAACAACTCTATAACGATGCAAGTTAAGGTATTCTTTTCAAATAACAATGCTTTATCTGCGTCCCACTTCTCTTTCGTGGCTATCGGGTAGTAATATCCGACTATCAACCTGAGGATAGTTCCGAAGTCATCGTCCTCTTTCTGCCCTAGAAACATCCTTTGACCGTAACATATATTCCCTGTTAGCTCGTTTAAATCCTGTGGTATCTTATATTTTCCCTTCTCAATGCTTAAGTCATAAGGCAGGGGAAGTTTGCCAAGGCCATCCACCAATCCATGATACAGCTCATAGCGGAGCATCATCTCGTTAAGAGTCAGTTTATTGATATCTACATTTTGTGCCATATCTGTTTCCCTCTCGTCTCTTTGTTAATAACTTGTTGAAAGTAATATCTTATCGCATCTATCGAGTGATCGAATCCCTTGTTAGGTATCCCTGCTTTCTTATCCGACCAGATATAGTTATTAAGTTCCTTTGCTATGTTATGGCTCTTGTCGGTGACTATTATCTCATAATCCTGCATCATCTTAAGAGCCTCCGGCACAGTCCATTTCACTTTGTTTACGGGCTTTATATTATAATACGTCTCTAGATAGCTTATCATCCGAGCATCAGCACAATCAGCTACTATAAGATGATTACGATTAACTTCTCTGGATAGGATCAGCTGTCTGAATTCCTCTGCTGAATTACCCTCCTTAAATACCTCCTCTTTGACGTATATCTTCTTTCCCTTATAATCGATAGCAACCTTAACCAGCGTATCGGGAGCATTAAACCCGAAGTCACAACCATAGCCGAAAGGGAAAACATTATTAAACTCTCCATACCTCCAATTCGGAAGGATAGCACCTTCGAGCTTCCCTAGCTGACCGAGGCCATATACCTTCCACCAATTCTCGAATCCGAGCTTATCCTTCTTAGATAAGATATTCTGTAATTCCTTCTCCGGGAGGTAAGGATTATCCAGATACGTTGAGACGATCAACTTATGTTTAAAGTTTGGGATTATCATATCATGTATAAAAAACTCCTGATCCGGGTTGAAGTCTAGAAAGACTGCTCCCTGAGTCCTCGTACTTAGCTGATCATATACCTCGTATGATATTTTTCTGTTGGCCTCGTTAACGAATAATATATCTCGCCTCGGCCCATGTACCTTTGCCAGATTCCCTTCCACACCAAAGAACTCTACGGCAGACCTACCGATATAATATGTACTTTCTGATATACTTTTTATCGCTCCGGGATTATAACCGTATGACTCCACTATCCTATCGAAGTCCGACATAGCTCCCTGCTTTAAGTGAGGCAAAGCATAAGAGGCAACCGTAATCCTCTTCCGTTCTCTCATAGCGATCAGTGCTAATACCTGTAATATGGAATACGTCTTACTAGAACCTTGGCCCCCCTGATTGATTATTATGTGTTCCCCATCCCGGTACGCTTGTAGATTTCTCTCAAATACGTTAGTCAGTTTCGGTTTCATCTAGATACTCCTTTAAGGCTTTTGCTCCCTTCTCACTCGATACCTCAATATTAATATTCTTCAGGTTGCCGGAGTGTTCTATCTGCTGCATAGATAAAGCTCTCCTCTCATCATCAGTACAGATTAACTTATATAAGGCTAATTGTAATATCGCATTATTAGAGTCTAACCATTTCTGTTTTAATGAATATTTTGTTTTTACTTTATTATCATCAAGTGCTTTTAATATACTTTCCGATTTTTCCAGTTTTAGATTATAAAATTGCGATGATTTTATGCCTGTATAAAATGCGAATATATCCTTAATAACATAGATTTTATTTTCTTCTATTACTTTAAGTATTTCTGATTCGTACTGTTCTGCCTTTTTCATAACTCTGATTTTAATAAATATGCGGTTGTTTGTTTGTTATGTAATATAATATCAAAGTCTAAATCAAATCTCTTAATTATTTTCGCCATATAAAAATCAAAGAAACTTGTAGCTAAAATTAATTTACTATTCCCTCTTAATAACTCTAAATTTATTTGATAGCCAATCATTTGACCTATGGCATTATGCGTTTCTGCCTTATTATGATATGCATTTTTACATTCTATTATAATATCAATCCCTTCTTTTGTTTCTATCCAAATATCTGCCCTTAGATTTGTGCCCCCATACTCCCTTAAAAATAATGGCTTTTCATATTCAATTTTTATTACAGTATATCCATATATGTTTTCTATTAACTGATTAATTATTATAGACAAACTTTTTACAAATTCCTTTTCAGTTTTGAACCGCAATTTATTTTCAAAAATAGACTCAGCCTCAATTAAACTTAACTTCTCTCTATCGTATGTCATAGCTTTACTCAGTTGATTTTGGTTTCAACCATAATAGATAAATATTTGTAAAGTTATGAATTATTTTTGATACCTCTCACAATACTTACAGATATCGAGATGTCCGCACATACCATCACAGTCTGAGAACCATTGAATTAACCTTATACGAATACTGCTTAATCTCTTTTTTATCACTTCTCTTTATTAAGTTCTTCAATCTTTAGGCGGAGTCGCGCACCCTTTTCAATATTTTCCTTTGATTCATCCATATGATTAATATGTAAGTATATAGCACTTGCACCTAATCTTTCCCCATAAAACTCAATCAATTCCTTTTGTGCCTCAATAAGCTCTAAATACTTATCCATATTTTTAAGAAAAATTAGTTGTTTAGCAATATTTGTTGATATTTTATCAAGATTATTTAATATGGAATCAGATGTGATTTTCTTTATCTTAGCATCCCTCTTGTCGGCTTGCTCGGTACTTGTGGTTAACCTTGCTGCCTTCCATGCCGATTCAGCCCATACATAAATCATATCTTCTCTTGTATCGCCTGCAGGAATATATTGCCTAACAAAGCCTATCCACCAATCCTTGAATGTGTATTCTTTCCTTTGTTCGGCTTGCTCTACTGGTTGGGATTGCTCAGGGAAGTCTCTTTCTAAAGCTTCATCAAGATTACTTTCGAGTTTCTTTAAGTTCACCCCAGTAGGCTCTCCCTGTGATTGTGAGGAGTATTCTTCCATAGCATCTGAAATAGCAATATGAAATTCTCCTGTATCATAGAACTTTTTACCTAAATGTTTTTCAAGAATAGACAGTCGTTCCTTATGCTTATAATGTCCTTTTAAGGTATCTTTTATTTCTTTTGCCATCTCTATATTATTTAATTATTATTTCAACTATTGTCATTACCAGGCAAGCGAGACCGCAAACGACAGCCATAGCCATTAGATATAATCCCAATACCGCTCCGTTGACTATTATAAAATCAAACGGCCTGCTCTTTGCTTGTAATTCTTTCATGATTTCTTATATATTACTTTTTCAATTAATCTTCTATGGTTACTTATCGGAAACAATGAATTATCTCTCAATTCGCAATACCTGTCTATTGTCAAAAATGATAGCCACCAATGAAATGCCTCATATTCATTATTAAATGAACGTGCTATCTTTAGGGCTGGCTTTAATTCCATGTGTTTACGAATTGCCATAATAACAGCCTCAAAATACCTCGGAAAAGTTTGATATTGCTTAATTTTTTGTGATGTACTAGTTAACGGACAACCTACACATCCATGCCTTGTAAAGTAATATGGAGCATCATAATATTTCAAGTATGGTAATGAGTTTTCTTTTATGTAATTCCATACATCTTTATCACTCCAGTAAACGATAGGCCTTATATGCCTTGCGCCCTTCATCCATTTTCGGGTATCGCAATCTTCTGGAGTGTAATTACCTCGTTTATTCCCTTCGGCCCTTCTGGTTCCATCCAGCATCTCTTTACCAATACTTGCAGATTCTTTTAAATATTCACAACAGAATCGAGCCATCCGAGTGGGTAATCCTTTTGAATATATTAGTTGGTAAAATGATTTTTTAGGCTGCTTAATTTCAACATCAGAATAATACTCCTTTATGAATTTAATGGTTCCCGGTGGGTCAATTGTCGTATTAGAATAAAATGCTTTATACTCTACATTCGATTTCCTTACTAAATCCAGCAAAACAATGCTATCCTTACCTCCTGAAAAAGCTACATTAATAACTTTCTCTGAAGCAATCTTTTTAATAAATTCAATAGCTCGTTTTGGATTCATAATCTTCTATATCTCGGTGAAATCTTCCCAGTGTCAAGAATAAAATCATTAGCAGTTCTGTTGATCCAGCCCCGGCCCCCACGTATCGCTATCTCTGCAGGTTGGGATTGGTCAATAAGTATCGTTGGAGATACCTTCCCATGTCCACAACAAGATGCAATAGTAGAATAACCATGTTTATTTAATAACTCAACAGCATCCTTTAAGCATTTATCAACAGATACAGTTCTTCCAATCTTATCTTTTATGTTAGTTCTTACATGGCATTTATAGTCTCCAATTTCAGATTCACATTCTTTCTCTCCCCCGGTAGGCTTTACTGGTTGGGATTGCTCGCATGATTGGCATTTATAAGAATCACCAAAAGAATTAGGTAAATCATCACAGGTATTGCACTCTTTTCCTGTTAAAAATTCTGATATGGAATCAGGAGGCATTAATTCCCTTATAGTTAATAAAGCTGCTGTTAATCTTTTAGCTTCATGAGTATGATATTTTATATCAATAAAATGGGTAATTCTCTCTTCAATTATTTGAAAAATATCTTTTCCCTCTCCCCCAGTAGGCTCTCCCTGTTTGGATAGGTATTGTCTTCTAGTTAGTTTTGCCATAGCTCATTTGGTTTTAATGTTGTTGTCTCTCATGTCTTTAGCACCTTCATAATAGGCTTGTTCATCCATAGTTTTCTGGTCATGCGAATTACGACAATGTTTTACAATATGCTGTATTATCTCTTCATCCGTTGGCTTCTGCTGTGAGGCGTATTCTGATGCGTATTTATTTAAAATATAAGAGGCAAATGTTGCCATTAACATCCTAGCGTCTTTATTAGAATTAACTTGCTTTGATATATCAATATCATCGCCAATGTATAGACTTGCCTCCTCAATTAGATTTATTCCTTCTGCTGTTTTCATCTCTATATTATTTAATCTCTTTTTCTGCTTCTAAAAACTTTTGTTGCACGTGGTCTGGCCTTTCCCTCCAATTCCCTTGTACTTCATTCCATACGCTAATCATGTATTTTACTGCTTCTGCCGTTTTCCCCTCTCCCTGTTTGGATAGGAGTTCTTTAGCAAATGCCATTAATGTAGCTTTCTGAATATCATATTGAAAAGCATATTCGTCTGCTAATTTATGTATCTCCTGTTCCGTTAGTTTTGCCATAACTTTATTGGTTTTTAAAATAAATACATATAGCTTCTCTGCAATGATCAAGATGTTTTTCCAGCTTTTTACACTTCTTACAATACTTTGTGTTTAAATATTTTCCTTTTAATCTTTGAAATGTAGTGTGCCATGTCCTTTTTAATAATATATCACTATATTCACTAGGGTTAATTCTATGACTTGTATATATTCGGCCTTCAATTATTTCATGGGATTTCTTTGTCGAACCACAATCAGGACACCTAAACAGCTTACCTCCTTTTTCATGTGTTTGCCATGCTTTTCCGCAATTACATCTTCTTAATTGATTTTTTAGTTTTGCCATAGCTATATTATTTAGTGATCATTTCCACTATTGTTAAAACCAGCCCTGTACTAATATTTTCCTATCAATCTGAAACTGACGTAACCTGTAATGCTTGGCATCGCCCTCAAGCTGATACATCCAATAGCCAGAGGTGACTGACGGAGCATAGTATATTCTCCTGATGAATAGCCTCTCACCTGCTGTAAACTCACACCGCCTGCTATACGCACATATCTTACCAAAGGTGTCTTCCTTACTTGTCTTTATCCAGATCAGATGAGGGCTACCAAAATGATCCGGGCCGCTATGCCTGTACTCAATGAAGTTCCCGGCAAACTTGCGAGTCATAAATAACTCATCCTCCTGTAACATCCCTGATGGCTTAACTACGCTACACGCTGATAATATCAGGATTCCAATTAGGTAAAATGCTGCTTTTTTCATCTTAGTTATTTTTATCAGATTTTGATTCTCTAAGTTTATATCTGGCAACTCTCTTTGGCTTGCCTCTGGATGTTATCTCAATTATATCAGTCTGAATATTCATACCTTCGCTTTTAAGATTATGTATTCTCGCTCCTAAACGAAAGCATCCAAATTGATATAAAGCATCAAGCGGAGTCAGTGATTTACCCCTTTCAAGATGCTCTCTTATTTGTTTATTCTGACTTTCCATAGCTTATTTATCTTTACTAATTAAGTTTTGAAATCTTACACTATCAAAATCCCCCTCTCCGGGTTTCCATACCTTGCCACCACAAATGGCCGTTAAAATATCCTCGTTTATTGATATTATGACTTTCGCATGATATCTAATAGTTTCGAGTTTTGCCTTTCTCGCAATCAGTTTTTTGAAAGCGTTTATGGCATCCTGATGCTCCTTAATTAGAGCAGTTTCTTTCTCTGTCATATCAGAACGGTAAATCATCCTTATTTTCAGGATTCAGCTTCGCAGGGTTCTTATCCTCAATTGCCTCATTAGATTCTGGCAACTTCTCAGTTGTGCTTTTTTTAGCAATACATAAACCTCTGGCAAACCCCACTACCTCAGTTATGTAAACCGTCTGCCCCTCCTTATTCTCATAGGTACGATATTTAAGTTTCCCCTCGACAAATACCTGATCGCCCTTCTTGATCTTCTTGGAAACAGCATCCGCAGTCTTCCCCCACACTACAATATTATGCCACTGGGTTTCTTCCCGCCATCCTCCCTCTACCTGATCGTCCTTAAAAGATTCGGAGGTAGCAAAACTGAATTGCGCTACATCCCTGCCTGATTGTGTCGTGTGTAATACAGGGTCTTTCCCTGCCCGACCAATTAAAATTACCTTGTTTACCATAATAATTTATTTATGTGAATAATCCTCATCCATTTTTTCTATTTCAAGCTGATCATTAACTTGCTTTATCTTCGTTATATAATCATCCATTTTATCCCGATAGAACTCCTCAAATATCTTCTGTCCTTTATAGCCATTCATCCAGTATCGATATAGTTCGCCTCTCATAAGCTCTGATTTACTCCTCCCTTTCTCAGAGGCTCCGACCTTACGATCTTTCATTATCTTCTCAATCCCTGCCTTAAGCTCATCTCTGGAAAACGTAAGCCATCCCTCATTACCATTGCTCTGCTCAATCTGCATTTTAATATCTTCTGTTATAATATCTTTCCTAACAAAAAATACCAATCGGGTTCCTGTGATAAACTCCTTAATTCCTTTTAGCTTAGATTGAATAATAATCATATCAATTAGATTTGCGTTTCATAAATTCAAAGTGTACTTTCTTCTGCTCATCCTTTGTGATCCTGTGCATCTCACAGTCGTTATGCTTTTCCCGGCAGCACCCTAAAAGATTCTCAATTACATCCTTTCCCTCTCCTCGCCCATCTATATGATGAACGTCAACACAACGGCCGCACCCGAATTCACAAGGCTTAAAATCTTGTTCTCCGTACCCGAAATATCTCATATAAATCCGGGTGTGCTTTTGCATTATTCCTTACCCTCATCAAATACGATCTGCTGCTGCGCCTGTTTGTCGTTAATAGCATATTCCCATGCCTCAACCTCCACGACAGTACATAGCTCCTGTACCTCCTGCTCAATACCAAGGCTCTCTCCCTCGAATCTTATCCGGGGTGAATTAAGAGCAATTTTAGAGCCGTTCTTACATTCGTAGGTTCCCATTATTACTGCTCCCCTGTTAGTGTCGATCCCTGAGATAGCAACGCCGTTCACGCTTATTTTGCTTAACTCTCCGAGATGGTGCGCCTCGATAGCACCTTCCAGTTCTTTGTAGTCTGCCTCTCGCTTAAACAGCTTCTTATAACCTGCTATAAGCCTTTCTGTAACGATTGTCTCCTTGCCGATTGACTTTACGAGACAGTCCTTAAGATTCGTAATCGAAGCGATAAGATCAGGATGAGGGTAATTATCAGATTCCTTTCTGAAGTTATCCGGCTTACCGTCTTTCTCCTTTAGAGCATTAAAGATTATTTCAACTCCTTTTAATACTCCCTTCTCTCCTTTCAGAAACTTGATTTTTTCAAGTTCAAAATGTGCCTGCTTTAATCCATTCATAATAATTAATTTATAGTGATTACTTCCCCCTCGGGACGGGGACGATTATATTAAAATTCTCTGCGCAATATCTGATGCTCCAGTCGATTAACTCCTTTAGAGATTCCCTGTTTAAAGGATGATCTACCGGTATATTTTCAGTGGCAGGGCAGTAAGTTCTTATCCTATCCTCTGTCTCTCGAAGAGTCATAAAATCGCCTGTCTCCTTAAATCCTTCCTGTAAGCACGGAAGTACAGCTTTCTCAAAATACACTTTCTGGCTGATCGTCTGATCCTTTGGCAAAAGAGTTAATGTCATAAGTAGATTCTGCCCTCGGTTCTTTTTTATAAACTCATTATATTCCCCTGTGAATACTCCTTTTACCATACCATTCTCAGAGATACTTCCTGTTATTGTTATTTCATTTTTAGCCATCCTGCAATCCTCCTTATGTTTTTTTCAGGTACTCCGTTCTTTAGACATACCTCAGTTATTACTTCTGGATTCTTCTCGGGGAATCTTACCCTCTCACGAATCTCTTTTATGGTTTTTACAACCATCTTTACATATTTTATTTCGCTTTTTTTACTCATAATTTATTAAAATTTAATCCTTGAACTACTGACTTTGGTATTCTATGTAGTACCCACTCCTGCTCCCTCTGACATTTAAGAGCAAGATAATACATTATTAAAAGAGCATCACAATTAGTAAGCGTAACAGTATTATTAAGAAACTTCCCTTGTGCTATCATCTTAAGCACCCGTTTCTTCTCGGTGTGTGTGGCTGTTTTCTTCTGTTTTACCTTCAGATACGATTGCCATTGAATAGGTAATACCTGTATAAAAGGAATCTTTACAATCGTTAGCGTGGTCGTCAGCTCCTTGAAATTAGCGATTAACTTTTCAATCCCAAACATTTTTCCCGCACCATAATCTGCCCCCCATAAAGAGACTTTCTCAATACAGGCAACAGGACTGTCTGATATTGATTTCAGATAAGTAAGATAAGTATTGATCTCATCTACTGATTTAGGCATACTTACGGATATCGGTCTCATATCTCCTTTCCCGATATGTGCTATCGCTCCACCTTTGCCCGGGTCAATGCCTATATATCTGTCGAATATCATATCTTAATTATTTATCGGTACGTAATATGCTTTCTTCTTGCCTTGAATTATCTTTGTTATCGGTCTGTAGTTTTTTATTCCCTCCTCTGCTCCATGCTTGTTGATATACTCTAGATACTCATTATGATTTAATTCTACCTTTCCAGAGTCTTTCTTAAAATCTTTATTGTTTCTTCCCCACGTTCCGAGCCTCCGATGAATCTCAAATGTAGGCTGTAATTCAAATCTCATCTTAGCCTTACTTATGTTCGGCTCGCTCCAATAATCAAAGAACTCCTGAAGCAACTCCTGAGAATATTTTAACGGATCACATTCAAAAACTAATATTTTAAAATCCTTCTCTCTTTTCTTTAATATTTCTTCTTTCTTATTACTAATTACATTTTCATTTTCATTTTCCATATGGGAGTCCATATGGGATAAGTTCCTTTTTCTACTGTCAGTATATTTTTTCCTTCTATTAGCTTCAAACATCATTCTCTTATTATAAAAAAAATCATCTTCACAAATAAATTTCGCCCAAATTTCATCATCTTTTTCACCACAAATTTTCAACATATCCTTTTCACTTAACTTACCATTCTGATGCTGTAAGCAGAGAAGCGTTATATATTTACCTTTCTGCTCATTCGTCATCAACATAGTACCTGTTAAAAAGTCTTGTGAATAAAATAATACTGCCGGGTCTTTAGCCATTTGTTGAGAATAAAGAGGGGATTTTTACCCCTCAATTTTTAATTACTAGGTCTTACAGATTCTAACAATTCTAAATATTTTTCTTCAGAAATAACCTTATTATTCTTACCAATATTTAACATTTGTTTAAATGAGTTAGTTCTAGAACTTGCAGTTTTTGCTTTTGAAATAATAGCATCTGCAAGTTCCTTATCCATACCTAGCACCCCAGATTTATAGATTCTCCACCGTACTATTCTTGACTTAATTTCAGGAGTGTCTTTATTCATAGATTTTTTAACTGCATAAACAGTAATCCCATTTTGTGCAGCCAATTCACAAACTTGTCCCATTCTTTGAGCGATTTTCTTCTCATGAAATTCAGCCGTACTTTTATGGAAATTCCCATAAATTATTCTTGCAAGTTCAGACTTACCCAAACCGTCGCCATCATTTTTAGAATCATTCTGTAATGCTTCTAGAATTTCTGTTGCTTTGTTTGTTTTCATTTTCTTGTGGATTAGTTATTAATTCAATTTGCTTCGATAATGTATCTAATGACATCATTAAAAGTTTTCTATAAAGATTCGATTGTATGTCTCCTATCTCTTTTTCAGTCTTTGCTAATTGTCTTAACTCCTCAAAAAGTTCATCTGCTCTTTCACGGATTCCAGCAACATAACTTTCATACTTAATGATTTTTTCCTTTCTTATCCCTTCTAATTTCTTTGGCTTAGCTTTCCATTTTTCAGTTATAGCTGCATTCTTCATAACTGATTCACCTTCACCTTCATCTAAATACCTTTTAATAACTGCTTTTTGTTTAGAAATTGGTATATCATGTTTTTTTACAGCAGCGACAAAATTTCTTGCAGCCCTTTCTGTTGGTAAATCCTTAATTGCTTGTTTATCAATCTTCCCTGCATCCATCATTCCAAGGCGTTCAAGAGAAAACTTAATCCTGTATTTTTCCCATCCTAAAAATTTAGCAACAATCTGTATTTCTTTAGAGTACATCTTTTCAAAACCATGGTTTTGAAATTCAGTCTCAATGATTTTTCTCTCTTTCGGATTCTCTTCCAGAAACTTCTTTGTCACCCTGACAGTTTCATCAATGACTTGTGGAGTTGCTTTCCAGTCGTCCATGTTCTCATTAGCCATGATTTTAAGCATGGTAGATTCATTCAATTCCTTTACCGGAATATCAACTTCATCAGTTGCTTTAAATAACTTTTCCAATGCTTCGAGCCTGTGATGACCGTAAGCAATTTCAAATATTGGGTCTGTCAGATCCCCATTTTTTTTAGTCCCCAAATAACGTGGAGAATTCATTTCATCTAATTCTTCTCCATCATTTACTCTTTTTTGCCATTCAGTAAATCCCGGTTTGGGTCTGGCCAGAATGTTATCCCAGAAGCCAGTTTGCTCAATCGAATCCATTAAGGATTTTACCTTATTTTCATCAATCGGATAGTTGTCCATGTCTCTATATGGATTTGGTTTTAAGTCTTTAATCTTTACTTTCATAGTTATTAAATTAAAAAGCCAGCCCCGATAAAACAAAACTCACTAAGGAACGAGTGACCGAAACCTTGTGAGTCTGTATGCCAGAGCTGGCAGTATTGTTATTAAAATTAATTTCTGTATTCATATCACTCGTATTAGATTACAAATATAATCATCCTTCTGAAACTTTACTGATTAAGTTATTAACATTATTCCCAACCACTAAAGAGGGCTCGTCCATATCCGGGCTTACGAAGAGCGAAATAACTCCTTGTACCCATTAAGCGAAACTCATATCCCATGTGCCAAAGGTCATTATCCAGACAGTAACGGAAAGCCTTAAGAGTGCCCTCCCATTCTGCCCGACAGAAATCAATATACTTACCCTCCACAAAATTGATAGAGACATTATGCAACTCTCCTGATTCCACTACAAGAAAGACGAACATAGGAAACTGAAAGAACTTGCTTTTATAAGCATCCAGTTCAGCCCCGACCTGCATAAAATATTCCCACTTCCAAGATGCCCGGGTAAATTCATCGGGATCGGCATCGGCCATAACCTTAAGATCAACGATACAAAGCTGCTCATCAAGTAGGCAATCCCAATCGGGAATAGTAATACATGGGACGCCTGTCTCTCGGTTCGTCCAGTATAAGCGTGGGTGTTTCTTCCTCATATTAAGATAAGGCTGCGCATCCGGGTAGTCTTTTATCGCCTGTACGCACGCTCTGGCATTCTCTATTATGTCATTTGTGATAAGAGTCTTTTTTTGATCTCTGGCTTTCTCAAGTAATGCCTCCCATTCTGCTTTCGCATCATTAGACCTCTTAGGAAAATCCGTATATGGAAGGAACTCTTTATTGAAGCCCTCCTCTCCATCTATTAACAAGATATCAACAGCCGAACCAAGTAACATCTGAGGACTCGCATCGTATGGTTTCTCAAAGCTCTGCACGTAATGTTTAGGGGATTTCCTAAAATGCTTAATCCTGCTTTGGCTGATCGGTCGCCCCTTTAGAAATTCCATCGTTATCTTTTGCGCCATCTTTCTTTATCTTATTAAGTAATGATTTGTAAAACTGTATACTATTCGTACCTGATTCCTCAGCCTCGATTATCTCTTTAGCGATTCCCTCCGTAAACTCAGTGTCCTGATTATCTCTCAGGAGGTCGCTTATCTGGTTCCTTAGCTCTGATTTTCTCTCATCCGGGTCTTTAATAGTGCCTAGATAATCCTCTGCGGTATGCTCTCTATTAACATCCCTTCCGAGATACCTTCCTAGAGAAAGACAAGCATTTTTAAAACACTCCGCTTTTAGCTTAGAGAATCCTCCGTTTGTTAACGCTCCGGGTTTCTTGTTATCAATAGATACTGCCCACGCATTAATCTCTTGCCGAGTCATCTTCTTTTTTGTAGCCTCAGGAATACTATCAACCATGATCTGAATAGCTGTTGCTCCGACTCTCTTTAGCCAATTCTCAGATAAGGGGTGTAAGACAGAAAGTTCCAAAGAACCGATTATCTCATTAGAGACGACCTGCCACTTAAATTCTCCTGTACTCCATTGCCCGAAGAATAGCTCATCCAGAGCCATCTCCATGTGTGAAATCGGGAGGTACTTACAATTCTTGACGATAGGATGTACCTGTAATTTTTCAGCCTCAACCTCCGCATTAAGAACTTCCATGAACCGTTGTAATCGTGACCAGAAAGTTTGCTGTCTCTCCTGCTCTTTGACCTTTACCTCACTCATCTTTCCCCGAAGGTCGGGAAGTAATGTTTTTTCTTTTTCCATTTTGCCTGTTTTAAATTAATGATTGATTAGTATTTAATGTTGGTTCTTCAATCTCTTTGAATACCGTCCTATCAAAAGCCCTCCGACAGCTCGGACAGCCACAGCCGCAAACCTGTAAGTAATCAGATTCGGTTAATTCTTCTCCGCATAAAGGGCAGGAGTATTTCATCGGTTTATGTATAAACTTTGAATTTCCGTATATCCGGCGGTCTGCCCTTTTTTAACAAGCTCAGCCAGCTTATCAAGAATCATATTATTGATTTCATAAATGATGTAACTGGCACTTAACTCATCTGACATATCGTCTCCGAGTATTTTAATAATTTTGTCTTTCATATCAATTAGATTTTAAGTGAATAATTAATTATTGAATTTACTAAAATATTTCTCATACCTGATCGTCTTTACTATCTCTCTGGTAATATCCTCCGCCCTTGCTCCCTGTATCGCAAATAAGGTAATCTCTTCCGGTGTCTTTACTTTTAGATAAGCGAACCGAGTCATGGGATATACTCTAAAGATTAACATTCGTCTTACAGGTGATTCCTGTAGCCTCCTTAGTTGAATCTCATAATCTTTTACTTTAGCTCTTATCATCCTATCGGTATCAATAAGATTACTAACCGTTTTACAGGCATGTAATACTGTGGCGTGATCCTTACTAAAGTAACTTCCTATCAGCGAAAAAGAGGCTCTTGTAAATCGCCTAGCGAAATACATAGCCAACTGCCTCGTAAAGACAATCTCTCTCTTCCGGGATTTAACCTGAACATCGACTGGCAAGAATCCCTCTTGGGTGATTATCCATACACAGATTTTTATATAGCTCTCGTACTTATTCATTAGTTACAGAATGAAATTGCTAATTGCTCGTTGCTATAATCTACATCATTAAGATACTCTTCCAGATCATTAGCGTCCTCCGCTTTCATAAGGCTCTTAACGAAATCGAGCTGTACTTTTAACCCTCCGACCTCCATAGATACAATATCCACATTCTCTCCGGCCATCCCTTGTATAGATTTTGTGGTTACGTTAAGGAGTTGACCAGTACAGAGTACATAATTAGCTATCGTTACAGTCGTCTCTTGTTTGCTATTAATCTCTCTATTCGGCCATGTTGCAAATGGCTGATACGCCAGATTTGCCCGCTCCTGAAAGAAGTCCCTCAGTGTATTGCTCTCTGCCATATCCCGGTAATTAACCCATGTCTGCCAGAATAAAGCAGGGAAGATTCCGCTTATAGCTCTCTCATAAAGCTGTCTGTCCCTGTCTGATAATTTACTTAATTCTTCTTTCTTCATATCAATTAGATTTTACTAACAATGATATTAATACTACCCCATCTAGGAATTCTAGCCTCAATAATTCGCATTAATAAAACATCTCTTTTTTGCTTGTAGGATTCTTTGTTTTTCAAGGCTAATTTGTAATTAGCTTTTGCGACTTTTAATTCTGCTTTCATATCAATTAGATTTTTATATAGTTATATTAATTAATCAGATAAACATTTTTGGCAAATTCCACAAAATGTATTCCCAACATCATCTTTATATTGATCTAATATTGGATGGTCGCAATCTTTATGAATAAATAAATGGACTTCCTCATCTCTTAAAATACAATCATGTTCATCCATAACATAATTATAGAAATCATTTAAGATAGTATTAAGCAAATCTTGTGATACATTTTCATACTTTGTTTTCATATCAATTAGATTTAAGACGGTAACGAGGGATTGATGTTATCGCACCCCCGACCGTCAAGTGTTATTTAAAAGATTCTATCAATGTTTCGTTTGATTCAATCAAATATTCAATATAATGGTTTGAGTGATAGTGAATAGTTGACTTCATTTCTTCATTAATGACACTTAATTTTCGTAATAATTTAGCAGCCTCCATTTGTGTAAATCTTTTAGTAGAAATAATTTTTTCTATTTCCTGTTCTTTGGGTGTTCCGTAACTGTTTCCTGCTTTCATGATCTTGACGGTTAATTAATAATTTATTTAGAATATAATGATACCTTTAAGCCCCTCCGAAATCTGAACTCAACTTTATCAAGTCCTATCTCGTCAGCATGATTGATTATTTTTTCTGTGATTTCTTCCCCTAATATAGATACAAGCCTAGCGACTCCGATAAGGGTGTGAAGTTTCTCTGATCCTGTTTTGCCGGATACTTTGATTCTCCAGTTCTGGTTAATATACTTACTTGTTGTTTTCTGTGATGCGCTCATTGTCGCTTATTTTGTGTTGTTGTTCGGATTAATTATCTTTCACTATCTCTTCATTATAAAAACCTATAACCTCTCTCCGCTAATTTTACAATAAGATTAGATTTAGTAGTGTGTGTTCCTGTCTCTTCAAGATTGATAATGTGTTTTCTTAGCTTTAAATCAAACTCCTGAGAGATTTTAACGACTATTCCTTTTGTCTCTTTTGCCATGATTCTAGTTTTAAATCCTCAACAAAGATACACAATATTTATAATATACAAACTATTTATGATATTATTTTACACAATACATAAAAATAAGTCTTTATACTTACTTAAATAAGGATAGTTATTTTCTCCGAATCTGCCACCTAGTGAAACTAAATCAATAAAAGGTAGGTTCTATAGCTAAATATTTAAAGCGCTTAAAATGGCTTAAAAATGATTTTTATGGGTACTCTTAGAACAGCTTTAGCCTTCTGGCGAGAAAGAATAGAATGATCATAATAAACTGTCCTATGATAGCTCCGAGAGCGATCTTATAGATAAGAGGTATAAATTTTACTTTTACTACCTCCCTGTTATTAATCTCTTGAAACATATTGTGCCACAGGTAGCTTTCCCGGATAGCACTATCGAGTTTTACTTGCAGATTTCCAGACTGAATTAATAGAATCTTTAAGTGATTACCTTCGATCCATGATTTAGATTCTGCAAACGCTGTCTTTACGATTAAGGTATCAGGCTTGTAATTTACAGGAACCTTAACAGGAATAAAGACTGAATCAATAATAGCCTCGCCGGGGATATCTACAAAAATAGTCGTGTCACGAATAACTAAGGAATCCCGGACAGTCTCGTTAACAACAGTATCGACCGATGAAATCGGAGG